AATTTTGTCAAGTGTTTTTAAAGGACTATGCATACACATAGTCCTTTTTATAACTTAACCATTCCGGGCGACCAAACCGGGAACCACTCCAGGAAAGATGAGCGGCAGGATATTCCACCCGGGTGTCCCGCCCATCAATAAGGAAGCCAAACAAGAATGAAGTTACAGATATAGTATACCACTGAACAACTGATATGTCAACTAATGAAAACTAAGGAAAGAAATGCAGGCGTTTTTTGCATTTGCGTTTTTGAAGCGGAATTTTCCTTTTTGAAAGCAATCTCTCAGGAACGAAATTAGTACATTGTTTGAAGATAACATTACATAATTAATTGAATGGTCATCAAGAGTGACTGCTATTCTAGTGGGGAAATCCGGGTCAAATTTGTCATCGCAAAATAGTATTCCGGAATCTGGAAACTCTCTTACTGAGAATGACGAACCATCTACTTTGAATGTGCATATATACCGCGATCTTCCATGCGGTCGTTCTATGAATGCATAATTGTCTAATAAGTAATTGTTCTCACTTGCGAAAGAAGTGTACCGGTGACTTGCGAATGCTCGGTTAAAAGCACTTTCTTTTTGTGCATTCGCCGCCGATTCTATATAATCTGTTTCTAGTACCCACCCGTTTCCACGTAGAAAATGCGTTTTTGAATTGAGTCGCTCCGCAATGCCAAGAGCTGAGTAATAAGGATTCAGCAACGTAACTTGATTAGCCAGCATGAATACAGGTAGATACCGCACTTGTTTTCCATTTCCTCTTGCTAGTGAAGTATGAATGGAAAGGAGTTTTCCAACCTCATCACTGATATACCTGTTTGATTCTGTTTGAAATTCATCGAATAAAATTAGTTCCGTGTCATTGAAAAAATGAGAATATTTTTTTACATTATCTGACGCATTGAGCGATATTGCATAGCCACAACTAGTCATATGTTCCCAGTTTTTTCCAATAAACAGTTCTTTGAACCCCGATTTTCCAAGTGTCTTTTCATTCATTATGTAGTCGTTGAAGAAAAGCGCTTTAATGTCTTTAAAAAACTTTTCGGACACTTGTTCCAGCTCATACTGATAGCGGTAAAGCAGACAAAATTTTTTATTCTGTTTTAGAAACCGATTGATGCATAAACGATTGAAATACGTTGTTTTACCACCGGTTCTATTTGTCGTTACAATATATATTTCTGGTGGTTTGTTATCTATATCTTTCATGTTTAGTAGATTTGTTCCATCATAATATTTTGTATTCATAATAATCACCTTTTTTTGTTTATAGTATACTATATTTCTTGACTTTTTACAAGTGGAATGATATACTATCTATATAACGGAGGAAGGGAGGGTATGTCGCAGAAAAAGAAACGTATTCACACTATAAAAATTTTTTGATCGTCCTTCCCAGGCGGCTTTCTGCGACAAAATGAAAAATGGATTTAAATCTTATTATGCAGGCGGTAGGCACAGTTGGGTTTCCGATTGTGTGTTGCGGTGCGCTCGGATGGGCATTTTATAAAATGAATATCCAGCACGCCGCTCAGATTAAAGAACTCACCGAAAGTCATCGATTAGAAATGAATGAGCTAAAGAAGGCACTGGAAAACAATACATTAGCGGTGCAGAAGTTGTGTGTTATGCTTTCAGAAAAAGAGACAGAATAGCAGGTAGGAATATGGAGGTAGGCCATCAGTATGCCAAACTTGACACAGAGTTATTCGTGGGCGGTTACACAATGTAACGCCGAAAATGTGGGTTATTCTGAGACCTACCGAAATCAACAAGTTGACCCATCAACTGGTGCTACTTGTTATGACTGTTCTTCTTTTATCTGGTACGCATTACAGGCCGGAGGATTTGATTTATCATCTGCTGGTTCTGCCACTGCTTTTACAACGTCTACGATGCTTCCTGTTCTTTCGTCTCTTGGTTTTGTTGAGCAGGATATCTCTGGACAATGGATGCCTGGAGACATTGTCTGGGTGGAGTCGCCCAGTGTCCAGCATACAGAAATGGTATATCGTTCCGATGTAGGAACACTTATGACTGGTTATACAATGGGCGCGCATAGTGATTCCGCGCCATTGGCAGAACAGGTGTCCATTAATACCTTCCAGACAACACCGGGTTATTATACACGATTGTTCCGCTACCCAGGTGGAGTTGGAACAACGGTATCGGCATACGTGATTGCCGCTATGTGTGGATGTTTTAAACGTGAGTCTGGTGTGAACCCTGGAATATGGGAAAGTCTTACTCCAACCACATGGGATCATGAATACAATTATGACGGTATTGGAGGGTACGGCTTAGGACAGTGGACTAACGTTGGAACGCCTTACGGTAGATGCTACAATTTGCATACGTGGGTGGCGTCAAATGGTTATTCTGACGGTGATGGAAACGGTCAGTTGGCGTTTTTTATCTATGAGAACTACTGGACAGCTTCCAATTCGATACTTGGATACGCAACGCTTTCTGATTTTCTTTCCTCCACATCGACAGATATTGACGCATTAACCGCAGAATTTCTCGCCTGCTGGGAGGGAGTGCCTGGAAATGCGCTTGCAGAGCGGCAGGAAGCGGCCAGGGAGTTTTATCGTTACATTGATGCACATAAAACAGAACCGTCATCGAACTGGAATTGGACTTCTGGTAATTTTTATTTGGGCTATTTAAGCAACGAGCAGTATGCAAACGTGATGTGCGCATATTGGTTTTTGAACGGGTATGTTCCACCAGGGCCGGGGCCAGGCCCCGTCCCAAAGAAACGAAAAGGGTTGCCAATCTGGATGATGATACGGTATTACAATAAGTGAGGTGAGTGAATTATGTCAGTAGTTAGCAAAGAATCTCTATTAGAGCGAATACGCGATATGACAGGAGTAGAAAACGCTGAATCAGATGAGTCAATCTCTCTTTTAGAGGATTTGTCTGACACGTTTGAGGACTTGTCTTCGCAGGTCTTGCAGGCGGGTGATTACAAGAAAAAATACGAAGAAAATGATGCGGAATGGAGAAAAAGATACCATGACCGTTTTTTCTCTGTTTCGGAGGAAACCACGATCAAGGAAGATGATAAAGATGACGATGTAGAAAAAAAGACCTATGAGTCATTATTTAAGGAGGATTAAAGATGCCAACTAGAGTAGGTGTGAACGGGCTTAATGCCACTACGATTGATATTTTGAACGTCATCAGGCAGAATGCTACGTATGAATATCAGAGCATGGTGCCTGAGGTTGCAAAAACAACGGACATTCCAAAAGTGGGAGAAGTTCTGTACGGGAACCCTGTTTTACAGAATCAGTTTTTAAACGCTTTGATTAACCGCATTGCATTGGTGTTAATCAAGTCTTCCACTTTTAACAATCCGTATGCTGACCTTAAAAAGGGGTATCTGAAATATGGCGAAACGGTGGAAGAAGTTTTTGTAAACATTTGCAAAGCCAGGGAATTTTCCGTTGAGAAAGCAGAGTCTAGGGAACATAAGCGTTCTATTTCCGATGTACGCAGTTCGTTTCACGTGATGAATATGCGTTATCAGTTCCCATTAACCGTACAGGATGAGGATTTAAGACAGGCTTTTCTGTCCGCAGAGGGTGTCAGCAATTTTATCGCAAAATTGGTTGATTCCGTGTATCGCTCTAATGAGTACGTTGAGTATTTACTGTTTAAATACCTCCTCATTAAATCGATTGCACACGGGAAAATGTTCCCGCAGGCCGTATCTCCGACCGATATGCATGACAACGCAGAAAAATTCCGTGGCGTATCAAACATGATTACGATTCTTTCACCAAAATACAATGCGTCCGGCGTTCACACAAATACACCAAAGGAAGACCAGTATATTTTTATGGACGCCATGTACAACGCCAAGTACGACGTAGAAGTCCTGGCGTCTGCTTTCCACATGGACAAGGCGGATTTTATGGGTCGCCTGAAAATTATTGATGACTGGTCAACGTTTGATAACGATGCATTTTCAGAAATCGTTGCAAGTTCCGACGGATTTGAACCTGTAACGGCAGAAGAACTTGCAATTACGGCAAAAGTAAAAGCAGTGTTAGTGGACAAGGAATTCTTCCAGGTCTATGATAACAACTTGCGTTTTACAGAAAAATACGTTGCGTCTGGAATGTATTGGAACTATTTCCTGAATGTCTGGAAAACGGTATCCTACAGCCCGTTCTCAAATGCAGTTGTATTTGTAGAAGCCGATAACGTTTCCCTGAACACCCCTGCGAAACTCACGGTAGAAGTAACCGATAAAATCATCAATGAGGGTGGAACTATCTTAACCCTGTCCCCGCAGGAGGATACGCCTACTTTAACGGGTCAGTGGAATTTTGTGCAGACACAGGATGCCGTAGAAAAGATGATTGCCGTACAGAAATACGGTGTATTCATTTTCCCGGCTGCCGAGACTACGACCAAGCCGCAGTTGATCTTAAACGGTGTTGAGTACAACGCTACCACAAACTTAACAACAGAGGTGAATGTCGGTGCTACGCTTACTTTTGAAAGAAAAAACTGATATGGGGGCTGGACATCTCCAATCCAGCCCTAAGTTCTAACGGAGAATTGAGTGTTCACATTAATGAAAACGCAAAAAAAGTTGTGTCACAGTTTTATGTTAACTCTGACGGAAATCTGGTAGCGGTTGAAGAAGAAACAAGATATGTAGTGCCAGTAGAAGATGTAAAACTTGTTAATGGCGATATTATCGTAACGTACTAGGAGGTGATTAAAAAATGGCTATTGTAAGTTTGGGGACAATCAAACATGCTCCGAAAACTGTGTTTGAAGGTGAGGTGTCTGTTATATGGCCTGATAGTTCCTTAAAATTTTCATCAAGTGGCGAACTTGTTCTACCTGTTGAACTGAATCCTAATAAAACTTATGTTATTGCTTTGCGCAGTATTAAAGGGAATGTTACTGTGGACGGGCAACATGTTGAGGTTGATGTTATGAATATATCGTGTGACAATTATGGGAGCAATTATAGATTGTTTGGCGGCGGTAAATTTACTGATACAACTGATTTTGCATATGCAGTTTTTGTTCCAACCCCACTTGATAATAAGTATACTATTAGAGTTGGTAAATCAAGTGGTGCTGATAAAGCTTCTCTTTTTATGGTCCGAGTGATTGAACTATGACAAAGCAAACAAAAATCTACTTTCTGGGAGGGGTCCCATTGGATCCCTCCTATAAAAATAGTATCTATTTTTTAACGCAGGAAGCACAGACAGAATATTTTTTAGGCAAAGCCAAGTTTTCCATGCTGGATTGTACATTTCAGCGTCAGGAACAACGTATCCGTGTAAACCGTCCGGTTTCCGACTGTTACCACATTAACTATCTGATGTGGCAAAATACGTCCTATTCCAGTAAGTGGTTTTATGCTTTTGTTACTCGTGTTGAATACATTAACGACGGGTGTACCTGGATGTATTTCCATATAGACTCATTACAGACTTACCATTTTAACTATCGCTTAGGGTATTGCTGGGTAGAGCGGATGCATTCTCTTACAGACGGTTTATTTGAAAATTTAGTCCCAGAAAATCTGGAAACAGGTGACTATGTGACAATCGACAGATACATTACAGATTATAGCAATATGTCTGTTTGCATCATGACTGGCACTACATCTACAGGCGAGAAACCAACGGGAAAATTTTACAATAAAATATACAGTCCATTGCATATTATGACCCAGCCAGTAACGGCCGATGCAACGCAGTTAAACGCACTTCTGGAGTCCTATATTGGGTCAGGAAAAGAAAATGCAATTGTTGCCATGTATGAATATCCTACCGTGCTGGGTTCCAGTGCGGAACCGGATACTCTTGATTTGCTTTTGCCAGTCATGCATATGCCAGATAATTTTGACGGATATAAACCACGCAACAAAAAATTGTATCAGTATCCTTATACTCAACTAGTTGCTACAAATAAGTCTGGTCAAGTGATTAAGTATCGCTGGGAAGAATGGGGGTTAGCAGGGGCGCAGTTTGAAGTCCAGGGCACTTTCCTTTCGTCACCATCCATGATCTGTTACCCTGTCAATCATGCAGGCATTGAGAAAGATTATGACCGTGGGCTTACACTAACAAGTTTTCCAGTCAATGCCTGGGAAGGTGACACGTACAAAGCGTATTTGGCGCAGAACAAAGCTGCTATTTTGAAAAATGTAGTAAGCGGCGTAGCAGGCGGTATCCATGGCGGTATTGCTGGAGGTTTACCCGGTGCGGCAATCGGGGCAGCGGTCGGAGCAGGAACTTCCATTGCCGGGCAAATGGCACAGCAGTACGATATAGACAGCCATCCAGACACAGTATATGGGTCGGCGCAGACAGACAGCCTGAACACAGCGATTGGCAATGTGGGGTTTGCATTTTATTTTAAAACAATCCGGGCGCAGTTTGCCCAAAGAATTGATGCATATTTTGACCGCTTTGGCTATGCCGTCAACCGCTTCATGGAGCCGGTACGAAATGCACGCAAGGTGTATACGTATCTGAAATGCAGTGAGGTGAATCTTTTACCAACAAGTGCTGGAAACTTAGGAATCCCAGAGCCGCATCAAGATGAAATACGAAATGCGTATCTGTCTGGAATGACCTGGTGGAAATATGGTGACCAAGTCGGCCATTACGAACTTGACAATACAGTTGGAGGTTGATAAATATGTCAAAAAAGAAAACCTTGTTCGGTCAGTCCCTGTTTTTAAACTTGTGTACCTGGCAGGACTACTACCAGCGCCTGTCAGAACTTGCGATTACTTCTTTTTCCTATGATGGTCTACCGGATACGGTAGACCCCAGGTACATGGAACTGGAATTGTACGAAAACGGACAGATTGCGCTGTTTTATGATGAGGGTGTTGACTCTTATCTATCACTGTCCTGCACGCAAGCTGGAAACTTTGACGTTTACGGAAACCCAGTGAAGTTCCGTGCTTACTCCAGGTATAACGGATACCAAAGAGACTTGTCACTGGATACAGCTGTTATCGGATTTAACAACCTGACCCGGCGTGATATCAAGCCGCTGTTGAAAATGTTTGCAATGCGACTCTATAACCTGGATCGCATCATTGACGTCAACTCTAACGCGCAAAAGACACCCGTATTGGTGCGTGCATCGGAATCCCAGCGATTGACCATGTTAAATCTCTACAAAGAATACGACGGAAATCAGCCCTTTATTTTTGGGGATAAAGACCTGGATATGCATGACTTTTCCGTGCTTTCTACCGATGCACCCTACATCGCAGACCACATTTTTGAACTAAAGACAAACATCTGGAATGAAGCCATGACCTATCTTGGCATCAGCAATGTTTCCATCACCAAAAAGGAACGAATGGTAACCGATGAAGTAAACCGTTCCCTGGGTGGTACACTTGCTGGACGTTATAGCCGACTGGAAGCAAGAAAGCAGATGCTGGAGCGGGCAAACAAATTGTTTGGCTGGAATGCATCAGTCAAGTTCCGGTTTGATGCAGAAACAGAAGAACAAACAGAAACATCGGGTGGAGGTGAACTGGATGAGTAAATACACCACGGAAGTCCGTTTTATCTGCGAAACGGCGGCAGGGCTTTCCGAATCCGTTGGATTCTCAGACGTAGAAAGTGTTCTGGAAAAGAGCTGGGATAAAATCTTTTCTCCGGGCATTCCATTTTACAAGGAAGAAAAACGGTCGGAACTCTGCCAGAAAATCCTTGCGCACTACTACACAAGGGAAATCGGGTTTGAAACCGTTGGTCTTTGGAAACTCAATTTAAACAGGAAAATGAAGGAGATCATGCCGTTTTACAACGAACTGTACAAAACGCTTGATTTCCAGTATTCCCCGCTTACGGATGTGGACTACCATGAGCATCACGAGAATAACGACACGTTCTCCGAAACCACAACGGGGACAACGTCCCGGGAAAGTTCCACCACCGGAAAAAGCAAGGACACCCGCACGGATGACCTAAGTGAAGCAACGTCCAACTCCAGTGAGACCACCGGTTCAACCACCGATTCATCTACCGTTTCAACTACCGTTTCAACTACCGGAAAAACGACCGATAAAACCACTGGCTCAAAAACAAGTAAAACGATACGCAGTGACACCCCGCAAAATGACTTGACCGATTTTGACGCGGAGCAGTATTTGACCAGCGCGGAAAAAACAACGGACTCCACCACGCAGGACGGAAACGGAACCTCAGAGGGGAAAACAGAAACAAGTGGAACGACCTCAGACAAGGGTTCCAGCTCCGGTACAACAACGGAAACCGGAACAAGAGCAAACACCGGAACGGTAAAAGAAGAGGGAACGCGGGAAGAAACGGGGTCTGAAACCGGAAGCAGAAGCGAAAACCGGGATAATACCGGAACCGGGACTGGAGACATCCATGTTTGGGGGAAACGCGGCGGGCAGAGTTATGCTGCAGCGATAAAAGAGTACCGGGAGCAAATTCTGAACGTGGATTTGATGGTGATTGAGGAGCTTGGAGATTTGTTTATGAGACTTTGGTAAGGAGGGAGAAAACATGGTAACAAGAGAACAACTTCGTTTTTATTGCCAAAAAGTGTTACCGCTTGCATATGATGACAGCTTGAGCTATTATGAGGTGCTGTGCAAGGTGCTTGGTAAAGTGAATGAGCTGGTGCTACAGTACGACCAGATTGTTCAGAATTTTAACGTGATTTTGACGGATTATTTGGAGTCTGAGGATTTCCAGAATCTACTGGAGAAATTCATAAAGAGCGAAATCCCTGACTATACGTATGTCCAGCATTATGTGACATACTTAGGGATGTCCGATACTGACGCGGTAAAAGAAGCTGTAAAAGACTGTCCGTTACATGGGACCGTGATGTTTCCGCGCAGAACGATGCATCTGACTGAAACCATTGTCCTGGACAAGCCAATCTGCCTGAAGGGGAATTATACAGGCTGGGTGTTTGATATGTCAACGGATAAGTACACCGCAGAACAATTTCAGGAACACAGCATCATCAGTACCGCATCCCCATCCATACAAATAAGTGTGCCTGGTGTTTTGATTCAGAACATGGCAATTTGCGGTACTAACCCGACCACTGGCGCGCACGTCATACACATAGAACCAAGCCCTACGAATGTGAACAAGTCAATGCGCTATGTTAATTTAGAACACGTGTACGTATACATGTCTAATGTAAGCACGGGCAGTTGTTGTATCTATATGGACAACCTGTTTAAGTCTACATTTTATGACGTAAGTACCCATGGCGGAGCCTATGGCTTTTATCATGACGGGACAAGGCTTAATGGAACCAGTTTAACATTTGACAATTGCTGGGCTGTAAATAGCGCTTATCTGGGATATTACATTAACAACCTATTTTATTCAACGTTCCTTTCCTGCGCAACCGACAGTTATTCCGGTGCTGTTAACGGTTACCGGTTTTCGAAATGCAAGGGAATCCATGTGATTGGATGCGGTGCAGAACATATGAGTGCGGCTTGCTTTGTTGCAAATGAGTGCCTGTCGTCAAATTTTTTTGTAAGCATGAGTGGTGATAATTATAACACGGCAGCCACAAAATCAGGAGCGTTTGAAATGTCTAATTGCCAGAGCTGTACCGTTGGAGGGTTCCATTCTGAAGATGAGACAAACCCTGTGCACAGGTTCATCAAGGCGGAAAACTCCTTGTATCGCATCGTAGATGCAAGCTGCTACAAAGAAAATTGCACTATCGAAGATGACGGAAACGTTCTGAATATTGATGGCTGGTACGAGAAATCTTTTGAAGTTGACGCAGCTAAATTATTCCCTGGTACAGAAATCACGGAAAGTTCTATCGTCGTGTCAAACGGTGTAATGCACGGTTATATTAAGCAGAGCGCCAGTGGAAAAAGAACGTTAACTTCCGTGGCTACCCTATCCAGTAACGCAAGATTGCAATATGAGGGGTATTATGTAGTGGAAAACCGGATCAGCATTACAACTGGAGACACCATTATATTTGACAGTGCCGGATATAACGTAAAACAGTTATATGCGCTTCGGAAGATGAGTTAAAAAGTAGGGTGACGAAATGTCACCCTGTTTTTTTAATCAATTTTACACCAAGTTCCTCAAAAACTTCATTTAAATCATGGTAACGTCCATGTTTAAATGTATGTCTGCATCTTAACACAGTGAATAGCAGTTTTTCCTTTTCTGAAATGGTATAAAGATCAAAATACCTCCGTACTTTTATCGGAAATAGGCGTTCCAAATCCCTATCACGTGATAGGGAATCAACGTGGCCGCATTGGTCATAATAGTAATCATCCAGAAGCTTCTTTGCAACTTCATAATGATTGCGCTTACATATCGCTCTTTTAATGTCTTCGCTTATTTGGTTTTTCATATCACATATACCTCCATTTCATTTTCTGAATATAAATGGATGCTTCTAACGTTACTGTTCATTAACTCATCGGATGCATTCTGGAAATAATAACTAGGTGTTCCTATGGTAGTCTCTATAAACCTCCCCAAATCCTGGCGATCAGCAAAAACTTTTTTCACAATTAACGTGAGTGTTCTTTCTTCAATAGTAACTCCTATTAATTCACCAAATTTCATTTTCAATTCCCCCCATTTACATACAAATTGTTTCAAACCCTACCCATGCAAACATTACGATAGTCATAACAAGAGCACCAAAGAAAAAGCACAATATAAGTTTTATGGATTCTTTCATAGCTTCATCCTCCTTATTTCTGACTTTATTATAGCTCATTTTTACTACCTTGTCAAGTGGTTTTTAACTATTCCGCATAGTGAAAAAAGTATCTTTCAATATAACCCCACCTGGTATTCTCACAGGCCGTAGCTTCCCTGGTACTTTAAGCCCTGGTGTGAAATCATCATAAGTCCGTATAATGCGCTTCCCGCCAGAAAACAGAAACTGTAATTCTTCTGCATTTTTACAATCCGACATTTTTGCTGTTCCAATCATAGAAGATAACAATAACTCCTTTGATCTGGCAGGCAGGCCACAAGCCTTGATGTCATAATAAGGTACCACTGGTTCCAGATCATTGTGCGTAACGTGTTCGATGTATGTTTTTTGCCGTACAAATACCGCACTGTCCCAGCAAGACTCCAGCTTCCAGCAGCAAAAGTCCTTGTCATGTACCCTTATTCCTGTTATTTTTTCCGGTGGCAAGTCGCAATGAATGGAATCCGTGTCAGCATAACGGAAACCAGGTCGATTGTTTCCGTGAAAATTCGCCTGCGCCGCCCGGATGGTAAAGCAACGGGCATATGAGGTGATGGCGGAACCGCATGGGATGTAACCAGGACGTTTGTCATTTGCGTGAATGTCGTGAAAAACAAAGCTGTCATTCATAGGCTCAGCAAACTTAAAGGAGGAGTCCGTAGACATTGCCATTTTACCGTACAAATTGTTTAAAAATAATTTCGCAATTGTTCTTGTGCATTTGTCTTTTGCTTCTTTTTTAATTTTTGCGAAATAATCAATATAAGAGTCAAAAATCCCTATCTGGGTTCTAAACCAGCATCCATTCATGATTTCTGTATCCCATAGTTCATAATGTTCTTTTATCAATTGCCAATCTGTCATCGTTACATATAGGTCAACTGTGCTAGTAATGATACAATCAGGCGCAGGCAATTCCCTGTATTTGCCATCAATTAACGAGCTTTCCAGCCATTCCGTGGACTTATACATAGCACTGTTTTTTATTTGGATACATGGCAACTTCCCATTCTTTAGCTCAAAACCAGTGCGTACATGAATAAAATAATATCGGTTATCTATCAAAGCATCCTCTGGGATATAGTCACCGTTCCAAAAATGAGGGATTCCAACTGGGTAGTAATTCCCGCTCATGCTGTGCATCATAGACGGATACAGGCTGTTCACATCAGCCGTAGTACCGTTGTATACGGTAACCCCGCTACAGCCATTCCGTAAATAACACCAGCCGCCTTTATACGATTTCCGGATCCATTCGCCTGCGGATAACCCCTCTATCCCAGGAATGTCATAGATATTTGGAAAATAGGATTCCCATTTTCCAAGTCCATCATCTGTCATAGCCTTGTATGTTTTTAAGCACTCTGACCCAATCGTAAGTGAGTTATGTCCCTGCGAAAACATAATCTCAATAGCTTCTTTTAGCACAAGTACGTCATTGCTGATGTATTTATCTTCTTCCGTAGTGCGTGGACAATCTGGAAACCGAAAGCCCTTGTATTCCATTTCCAGCTTCTGGTGCTTTGTGCCAAAATTTTTTCCGAGAACTTTAAGAGAAAACGGAAGAAGTTTTAAGGAATCGTATATCTCGATTGTTTTATATTTATTTGTGCGGATGATTATTTTGTACCATTGTCCCATTGTTGAGATACTATATTTATACGTTTTCGGCAGCATATCCCTATCTGGTATTTCATTGATTTCTCCGCTTGGTAATTGCAGATATGCTGACCGATACCCCCATTTATACATGAGGGCGTCCAAAATAAAATTTCCGTCAAATTTTAAATTGTGAAAATATAGGCGAACTGTTTTACGCATATTCACAAAAAACTGAAAGAAATCAGTAATATTTCCGAATATGCGAACCTCTTCAGAATGCAGCGCAACGCAGGCCGCTGCCCATACATCCGTTCTTTCCTGGCCAGCATATACCGTAGTCTCGAAGTCGCAAGCAAATATGTCTGATTCATCCAAACATCTCTTCTTCATAATTTACACCGTCCGCAAATGATATTGCCGAAACATTACCACCGTACCCGACATTTTGTGCTAAAAATTCCAGTGACCCACGCACATCACTCAAATACCCGCTTTCCAAAAATGTGTTCAGAGCATCCGCTAGATCAGAACCTTTTTTATAAGCATAGAAAACGGCTGTTGCTATTTTTATACGGTTATCCGGGTTTTGTAGCCATGATAAAAGTTCAGCCGCCGCTTTTTTCTGTAGCTGAAGTACTTCGTCGGCCTTTGGAACTAATCCACGCTTGCTATAATACGTCTCCGGAACACCAGTTTTCAAACGGTCGATCATCGGCTGTACAACGTTTTTCCATACTATTTCGATCCACAAATCTTTGTTCTTTGATTTCTTTCTTGTATCCGCAGCTTTCCGCGCTGACTCTTCTCTTTCCAGGTCTCTACCACGCACACCAGACGTTTCTTTCCCTTCTGGTGTGATATAGCGTGATCTGCGATATAATGATTCGGGTGTAATATTTTTTAACCTGGTTAGCGACCTTGTTGAAACCTTTGTCTCTGACATTGGTTTAATTGCCTTTATAGACTCTGGAACGACATATCCACGTTTTTCAAAAGAACGAACAAGGCTTTTCACTCTTTTATACTCTTTCTGGTAACTTCTTTTTAATTCAGTCATAGTAGCAAACCCTCCTTTATGATACAATTATACAATAAAAAAGCACCCCTGTCAAGGGTGCTTTTTTATTTCTTTTTTAAATTTCTCCTGAATTTTCAAACGGATTGAACGGTTTTTTCCAAACCATATCAATGATATTAATTGCACTTAAATAGGCAACAAGGAAAGCTCTTCCTCTGTATTTGCTAATACCAATTGACACGTTTGCCACCACCTCGGAACCTTCTCCAATATCTCCAACTGAGATAGAATCAGATTGTTTTCCATTTTCATAGACTTTAACTGCATAACGGGTTACTGCCTTGAAATACAGATTACCGTCTCTATCAACTTTCGTTGGGGTTGATGCGCAGCCCTCTGTATCTACTTCTTCGTACACATGGCCAAGTGCAGATTCCTGTTCTGGCGTTAAAGACAATGTTAACGTTGCCTTTCCATCTTCGATTCCAGCATATTTTACTTTCGATCTCACATTGATTTTTTTCATTTTTCATTCTCCTTTTTTCTTCTATAGGTTCCGCAGTTGCTATAGCCAAGATCGGCCACTTTATACACCATCATTACTTCCGGTGGAATATCATACGCAAAATAGCGATAAGCTGACACTCTAGCTTTCTTTATTCTTTCGTACTTCCAAGGGTCATTCTTTGACAGCCAGTCAAGATACTTCGGACGTGTGATTTCCTCTGGAAACCAATGTAATGCCTTAGTTCCGTCATTGTAAAAAACATCGAGTTCCGTTCCTAATCTCTTCACCTTCATTTTTATCACCTCCTTATAGGTTTTTAACCCAAACCTTTTACTCCATTATATTCGGCCAATATCCACCCTCTTGCGATTTTAACATACGTACAACCTGGCCTTACTACTACCTGTTCCCTTACTTTTACTTTGATACCGACTTTAATTTGTACGTAGCCGTCCTTTGTTATATTATACTTAGATCGTGTAGACAACGGCACATCTTCAATATCAATCGGCTTACGACTTCTATAGTCCTTATATATAATCATTCTCTTTAGCGTTTTGAGCCTATTACCATCTTTATAAGGACGTTTTCTCTTAGAATCAATGATTTTATTAACCTCACTAGCAATGTTCCCGAATCTGCTATATAAATAATCCCCCGGGCACGCCTTTGGGGCAAACCATCTGTGCGCTGTCATATTTTGGACAGCTCTATAAGTTATCGTAGGGTCGGCTCGCCAACGAAGTTTTCCGATTGTGGGATAACGTTCACAGATATCTACCAGTAGTTTAATCAAAGCATTGTATACTGCTGGCCTAACTCTATATGGTTCACAGTCATCTGACGCACATTCAATCGTAATTGCCCTGTGATCGTTTTCCGGACTAGAGCTACACCAGGAACGCCTTTCCTCTGGCAAAATGCCAACGATTGTACCGTCATAGGCTATCGCGTAATTAGCCGACGCTTCAGCTTCTGGGTTACAAAGCCAGTTAGCCATAGAATCTGCCGAAGCTTGGCCAACGTAACAATGAATAGTTACTGTATCTACTACATGTTTGCGAAATTCCGAATTTGGAGAACATAGTTGATAGTTCTCATGTACATATTTGGAATATGTCACTTTTTTCACTCCTTATTATATTTATTGTTTACATCTTTATTATAGCTCTTTTTTGGATTGTTTGTCAAGTGGCTTTAACACGCAATAAATTCAAACGTTCCTAAACACTCATTTTCTTTTTTAAGTCGTATGCTCTACTCATTGCATACATATAACATTCTTTGTCGTTCTCCATAAACTCGATTTTTCTTGTAATTTCTTCATCGTTATCCATATTTGTGTAATGTGCTTCAAATAAATACATCCCTTATACCTCTCTTTCTTTGTTGTTCCAGTAGTGACTTTTATCAATCATCACACTTTATATTTCCTTATTTATGAGGTTATTATAGCTCTTTTTTACTACCTTGTCAAGTGGTTTTTAACTATTTGTAAGATTAAAAATAATAAAAAATTTTTACAAAAAACACTTGACAAAATTTTGGTTGTGTAGTATATTGTAGGTAGAGATAATTTTACTTTTCGTCATATTTGATTTTTTTGTCCTATTGCACAAATTCTAGTGCGTATTTCATTGAATGTTTGTTACAATTTAATAGCAGTGATTGGGGAAATAAGGGAAGGGAATTAATAATAAAGGGCTCCCC